CACGCACCCAGGTCAGCACGCCAGCGTCGCTCGCGTTCGCGGGCGTTTCCGCAGCCCGCGACAGGCGGCCCGTGATCGCCACGGTGGCCGAAGCACCTGGGGTGTAGGACACCTTCAGGTAGCGCTTCCGAGCCTTTGTGTCGACGTCGAGCTTCACGAGCGCGGTGGCGTTCGTGCCTGCGGCCGAGATGGCCGGGACGGTGAACCCGCCCGTGCCGCCGGCCACGAGGGCCGTGACGTCCGAGTAGCCAGAGCCCGAGGCGTCCGACTCTTCGACCTTGAGCACGTTCGCGAACGTCGTCGCGGCGTTGCTGGCACGCAGCACCGAGAGCGAGCAGTAGTCGTAGCCGATCGTGTCGACCGTCAGCGAGGCTGTAGCGGTCGCACCGACTGCCGCCGACGCGAGTTCCGCGACGACCTTGTCATTCTGGGCGTGAATCATCTTTGGGGTTGCTCCTAGTTAGGGTTGGTTTAGGCCGTCTTGAGGGCGACAACGGGGCCGACTTCGCTCGTCGTTCCAAGCGAATGATGATTCACGTCGAATCTCATGGTTCCCTGGAGAAGGAGCTGGTCTGTGGTGGCGTACACCTGATCGAACAGCCGCACCGAGAAGTCACGACGACGGGCGTAGATGCTGGAGAGGGCCATGTTGCCGAACAGCACCTTGATCTTGCCGGCATCCACGCCGAGGGTGCTGTTCATGACGTGAATCGTCCGGACTGGGTATCCAAGAAACGACTCGCCGCTGCCGGCGCCGACGTTCTCGACCGTGTTGCCGCCTGCCGCATACTTGAGACGAGCGATGCTCGCTGCGTAGCCGGCGGGGCTCACATACCAAGCTGCACCCTGGCGGGCGTAGATTGGCAGCTTGCCGATGACGTTGAGGAAGTCTTCGATGTCCAGCGTCTCGAAGCCGGTGTTGCCGGAGAGGGCCGTGACCACCGAGGCGGTGTGGGCCGCACCGTTGATCTTGTTGGTGATTCCGTTGATACCGCCGAAATCGGAGGTGCCATCACCAAGCCAGCCGCACTGGTCGATTTTCAGAGCCAGAGAAGTGCTGAACTCAGTTGCACAGGCATCTGCGAGTGACACTACGCCGGCCGTATCTTCGACCACTTCGGACGACATCCGGCAGCCCACGGCCAACTTCTTGGCTACGAGGCTGACGTTGCCGTAGGTCGGCTCCGATTCGGTGACGCTGGAGCCTTCGCCGACGAAGTAGGCCGTCGTGCCGGTGAGCCGCTTCGGGATCACCATCGTGTCACGCGACATCGTCACGTTCTCGGCGGCGCCGGGGAATGTGCCGTAGGTTTCGACGAGGCGGATCACGCGGGCGGCGAACTCTTCGGGCACCAGAGCGCCACCCGAAGCGTTGTTGTTTTCGCCCAGAGCGCGGGCCTCGACGCCGTTCTCGCGGCACCACCGGATGTCCGACTCGCTCTTGAACACGGTGGCCTTGATCCACCGGCCGCAGCGGTAGGCGCTCTCGACGGCCTCGGGGCCGTCGTTGAACGCGCGGAGGGTCGTGTGATGCGGGTTGATCGCCCGAATCTCGACCTTCTTGGGCTGCTCGGCCACGGCGGGGGCGGCGACCTCGGCGGGGGCGGCCTTCTCGACCACCGCACGCAGTTCGGCTTCCTTCTTGGCGAGGGTGCCCTCGAACTCCAGGTCAGACTTCACCGCGTCGGCTTCCGTCGACAGCTTGCGAAGTTCTGCGGTTTGCTCTTCCGAACGCTCGGCCACGTCGGCCAGTTCGGTCATCCGGGCGGCGATCGCCGCGGCACGGTCCTGAAGTCGCTTGAGGTTGCTCGCCATTTTTGGCCCTGCTCCTTGTTGAGCCGGCCAAACGCGAATGTGCGGCGGCCGGCGGGTGTATTGCCCGCAAGCACGCCGCGACAAGAATCCTCAAGTCGCTCGCACTGCTCCTCACGAAATCCTTCGTGAGGCTTATATCTTGTAATGTAGGCTGTGACTTACTTCGCGTGCAAATGAGTGCGGAGCAACTCTGCCTTCAGCCCAGCGATCTTCGACTGGTAGTCGGTCGTGTCGGCACTGATGACGACAGCGATCGTCGGTTCGACGAAGTCGTCGCGCTCCTCATCGACGACCTCTTCGCTCCGCTCGCCTTCGAGCTGCTTGACCTTGCGAGCAGACCAATTCTTCGCCGGGTCGCCGCCCCACAAAAGCCACGCGACGAAAGCAGGAGAGTAATCCGGTGGCTGGTCCCAGCCGGCGGTCTTGCTGGCCTCGTGTCTCGCAAACCACGCATTCATCTCGCGCACCCAATCCTCGTTCATCTCCTCACGCTTGGCGAGGCGGTTGGCACGGGCGACTGTCTCCGGCTTCAGGCCGTCGCCGCTCTTGCCCTCTTCGTGGAGTTTCAGACCGCGTCGGGCCGCTGAAGCCATGCCGGCCGTCGGCTTCATCGAAACGGCCCGCTCGTCTTCCTCGGCTTCCGGCTCCGGCAGCGGGTCGATCTTCGTGAGCGTCGAGGCCCGGTGGCCGACGATCTTGTCGGTCGCCATCCAGCCGTCGCCATCCTTGGAGTAGATACGAATGAGCACCGCCGGGTTGTCGGGCGTGCCGGTGACGCCGAAGTCGGAGTCCGGCACGTCGATGCGGCCATCGTCCACGATCTTCGTGATCTTCCCGCGGGCCATGCCGCCAGAGGAATCCCACGACACGAAGTCTCCGACGGAGATTGAATCCGCAGCCGCCCGCGTCTCGCAGGCCGCCATCTCCAGGGCACGTTTGCTGACGTAGGTTTCCGTGGCGAGGTAGGCCGGCGTATCCACGGGGCCGGCGTCTCCAAGGAACGAAAACTTCTTGATCCGGCGGATCATCCGGCCGCCGTCGTCGCGAGTCCACGTCTCGTCCTTGGGGCTGGAACGGAACGCGAAGCTCGATCCGCGAACATCGCCTCTTTCGATGAGTTCGACGACGTCGGCGGCAGCCCGCGGCGGGTCGATCTCGTAACGCAGGCCGCGCTCGTCGACCAGAAGCCGCATCGTGCCGCTCGAGGTTCGGCCGATGACGCGCTCGTGGTTGTATTTGCCGAAGACGTCCGGGTTCGACTTCATCACGTCGTCGAACGCGCCGCGCTCCACGACCTCCACGAAGCCTCCCAAGTCCTGCGATTCGGACTCAAAGACGGCCGCATACCCGCGAATGACCGTGCGGCCATTCTCGTTTTCCTTGACCTCGAGCCCCGGCACCTCACCGATCAGGCGTCGTTCAAGTTCGCACGATCCGTCCATGACTTCGTAGCCTCCTCATACGGCTTGCCGGAGCGGTGGCACTCCAGTAGCAGGTTTCGCGATTCTTCCATCCACCCATGCACAAATGCGTCGATGTCTCGTCCCGTCGCCTGGGCGGCGTCCACGAGTTCCGTCTTCATCCGCTGCTCGTGGGCCTCGAACCAGGCGGTGATCTTGGCCGGCTTGCTGCGACGCTCCACGATGCCGTCCGCTTCGATGGCCGCGAGGCGTCGGAGCGTCGTGCGGAAGAGAACCTCCGCTGCCGACCGCTCGCCACCAACGGCAGCATCGCCGGGAGTCGGGCCTTCGTTGCCGTCCGTGGCCGGTTCCGTGGCCGGAGTCGGGGCCGTCTGCGGCTGGGTCGCTCCGTTCGGATTGTTGACCGTGAAGGCGTCGAGCAGTTGCATATTGACCTGCACGAAACGCTTGTTGCCGACGCCGTCGGGGAGCGGGTTGTAGCCGATCTGCCCGCGAATCTCGTCGACCGAGAGGACGCCCATGTTGAACATCTCCCGCATGAACTGGCTGCGGGCCTGGTAGTCGCCAGCCATGAGCGCGGAGACGTCGAACTCTACGAAGTAATTCCGATCGTCGGTGATGAGGTCGCGGCGGCAGGCGAACTGCCAACGACGGCAATGCGGGATCAGCGAGAACGTCGCGAAGTCGATGGCCCCTTGTTCCACCGTCGAATAGCGGACGTTGGTCAAATCGCCAAGCAGGTGGAGGGGCACCCGATATGCCCTCGAGATTTCTTCCACTGCGTAGCGTCGTGTGGCGATCAGCTCGGCGTGCTGGTTGTTGACCGGGTCGCTCTTCTTGTGAAATCCGTGCGGCATGACCACGGTTTTGAATGCCTTGTCGGGGCCGCGATGGGCCTCGTCCCACTGCTGCTTGAACCGCTGAAGCGCCTCGGGCTTGTGGGGCTGATCGGTTTCGATGTAGGTGCCGCTCGTGGCCCCATTCCCAAAGAATGCGGACGAATGCAGTTCCGTGGCCCTCGCCAAGGCGATGGCGTCCTTCGACAGGGTTGTCGGCACATACCCGGTCACGCCGTCGCTCGAGAGCCACCGCAGGTGGAAGACCTGATCCTGGCGGTACAGCGTCGGAGTCGGCTTGCCTTCTTCGGTGTATTGATACTGGAGTTTGCCGTTCTCAAGGCGGACGACCTTCATGCGGCTGGCATGGAGCGGGATCAGTTGGTCGACGGCCCCGCGGCGGCCGGGCTTGATCAAGCAGTAGCCGTTGCCCCAGAGGAGCAACTGGCTCATCATCCACTCCCGCCACTCAAAACTCGTCATCCAGTCGTTCGGCTGGTAGGCGAGCACTTCCTGGAGTGGCTGGTCTTCGGCGATCTCTTTGCCGCCGCCGGGGAGCCGGCGGTAGAGATTGAACGGCATCGACGCTATTGATTCGGAGAGCACACGGACGCAGGCGAGCACCGCGCTGCATGAAAGGCTGCTCTCTGGCGAGATCGTGACTCCGGCAGCCGTCTTCTGGTTGCCGATGATCTCCTCGAACACGCGGGAGAGGCTGTACCGCATCTCCATCAGGTCTTCGACGTCGGCTGTCTCATCCACTAAAACACCACCAATTCAGGGTCAGTTTCGGGGCCGTGGAGTTCGCCGCTGGCGATGCCGAGTGCCATGATCAGGGCCACAGCGGCGTCGATGCGGTACGTCGAGCTAGAGTGTTGCTTTGTAGGCTTTAAGTTCCCGGCGTCGTCGATCTTCACCTGCACGTTCGACATCTGCCAAGCCAAGCAGGGGTTCGCTGCGTGCCGCAGTTTCTGGCCCAAAATCAGCGTATTCAAAAACTTCGTCGGCGCTGACATCGACGCAAAGCCTTGTCCAAAAGGCTTGACGTCGATGCCTTCGGACGCGAGTTGCGTCGTCAGGTGCGTCGCATTCCATCTGTCGATTGCTACAGCCCGAACCGCATTCTTCTCGCAAAACGAGAGAACGTAGTCGCGAACCACGTCGTAATCCGTAATATCGCCTTCTGTTAGTGTAACAAAACCGTCCTTCGCCCATTGCCGATACGGCACCCTGTCGGTCTTCGACGCCTTCTCCGCATTCTCTTCTGGGATGAAGACCTGGCAGTGGATGTCGAACGTGCCGTCATCGTCGGGCCACACCGCGACGAACGCCGTCGTGTCCGATGTGCTCGACAAGTCGAGGCCGCAGTAGGCGACGCGGCCGGCGGTGGGCCGCAGGGGGGCGTTGTTGGCCCCCCACGCGCCGTGTCGAAGCCACTTGGATTCCGATTGCATCCACTGGTTCAAGTGGAGCGTCCTGAAAACAACCTCCTCGGCCGGCGACTGCTTCGCCCGCAGGCTCATCTGGTGGAAGTAGTCCGGCTTCAGCGTCACGCCGTAGTTCGGATTCGCGGCCTTCCAGGTTTCTTCGATGAACGGGTCGGCATCGGGCGGCGCCGCGTAGATGCAAGGCAGGAACGTGTCGTCCTTGAGGACGCCGTCGCGAATCTTCTCCGCCCGCTGCCAGTCCTTGTAGCACGGCCCCTGCATATCCGTGCCCGCTGTCGTGATGTAGACGGTGAGCGGCTGGGATCGGGCACCCATACCAGTTTCCAAGACGTCGACCAGTTCGCGGTCGGGGAAGACGTGATATTCGTCGATCAGCACGCACGATGGGTTGTAGCCGTGTTTCGTTCCGGCCTCTGAGGATATGCAGAACATCGACGCATTCCGTTCCGGCACCACGATGCTGTTGCGGTAGACCTTGGCTCGTCGGGCCAACGAAGGGCACGACTCGAGCAGGTGCTTTGCCGCGGTGTGCAGAAGGCTGGCCTGGGAGCGGTCGCCGGCCGCGACGATCACCTCGGCCCCGATGTCATCGCAGAAGGCCATGTAGAGGCCGAGGGCGGCGGCCAGTTGCGTCTTGCCGTTCTTGCGAGGCAGGGCCAGCAGCGAGGTGCGGTATTTCCGCAGGCCGTCCTCTCGTTTCGTGTTGAGAAGGCGGTCGAGATACTCGTCCTGCCACGGCTCCAAAAGAAACTGCTGCCCCGCGAAGTCGCCGCGGGAGTGCTTGAGGAGCGCGATGAAATCGCGGATGTCAACCACGCTTGGAGAGCAGGGCGTCCATCGGGTCGTCGACCACCTTCACCGCCCCGTACCCGAGGCGGGTGCGGTCGGCCGGCGTCAGCCCGAGCACTGTTTCCAGGTGTCGAAGCATCTCGCCCGACTCCTTGAACTGGGTCGCCATTCCGCAGGGACGGACGAACCGGAGGCTGCCGTCGGTGTTCGTCACCTCGACATAGACGGCGTCCATCTCCTGGAGCTTTTCGGCGGCAAACTCCCAGATGACGTAGGTCGCGGCGTATCTGGCGATCACTGCCTCGTCGGATTCCGCGAGCGTACCCATGTTCGTCAGCCAGGCGACGACGTTCGCGAAGATTTCCTTGGCCCGAGGCTTCAGCCAGGCCGGCGGCTCGAGCGGGGCGGCTGGGGCGGCGCCGAGTTCCTCGCGGTTCTTCGCGTGCTTTGACCCGCGGAGGGTCAGAATGTGCTTCGGCGTTGGCGGGCGGCCCTTCATGCCTCTTAGGGTACGGCGGGGCGTCAAGGCCACGCAAAGGAGTCGGCCACGAATCTTGCAGTTTCGTCTCGGCGTCTGCCCTTAGGGACATGCGGTCTGTCGGCCAGGCACCCCCCACTGGTGGTACCCTCCGGGCGCGATGGCCGCGCGGCCCGTTGTGGCGATGGCCGCTGACGATGGCCGCTGACGATGGCCGCTCACGATGGCCGCTCACGATGGCCGCTCACGATGGCCGCTCACGATGGCCGCTCACGATGGCCGCTCACGATGGCCGCGCGGCCCTCAATTCTCACCACACCAAGTGTCCACCACAAAATGTAGTGGCCTCGACTTGTCCGCACCACAAAATATGGGATTTATGGGCTGGCCTTGAACTTCTGCCGATGTGGAGCGTATGATATACGGCCGACACACAGTGTGTCGGTGGTACATTCACGAAAGGGTACGCAAATGAAGGCTATATCATGCTGGCACGATGGTGAGAAGTGGTACATGATCCGCGACGAGGATGGCACTTTTTCGCATGCGGTCGCGACGAAAGAAGAGGCGACCGCAAGCGGCGCGACCGTCTTCGTTGAACTGGACGAACCACGTTTCCTAGTTCGCGACGAAAGCGGTCGCGGGTTCGCGAACGAGTTGAACTATTCCGAATTCACCGCCGAAGAGCGGAACCACACCGAAGACGAAGACGAACCAGACGATACTTTCGGGGAGTGGTTGGACAATTCCAGCGCAGGGGACGAGTACCGAAACACTGACGAAAACTATACCGTGATCCGAATCAATTGAACCACCACGAAACGAAAGGCCACCAACCATGCAAACCATCGACACGAATGCTATCAATGAATCCGTCCGCTCTATCCTTTCCGACAATACGAAACTACGAAAACTCCCCGACGGCCAACGGGTGATAAATGCTGGCGTTACGCTGGCACCATCAAAGCGGTCGGGGATCGTCAACGTCTGCCCACACGCTACGGCCGCGTGTATCCTCGTCTGCGTGTTGTGGTTCGCGGGCCGCACTGTCACACGAACAGTGCGCGAAGCGGCCACGAAGCGCACTAGGTTGTGGTTTTACGATGCGGCCACATTCTACGCTCGTTTGAACCGTGAACTGGCCGCGCTGGCCCGCAAAGCGGCCCGCGATGGTGTGCGGGCGTTTTGCCGATTGAATGTGGCAAGTGATATCGATCACCCCCACGAAGTGATCACGGCACACCCCACGATTACGCTGTACGATTACACCAAGGATGAGGCTAAGGCGCAAGCCTACGGCCGTGGTGAACTGCCACCGAACTACCACGTTTCCTACAGTGTGAGCGAGCGTACCACGTTCACCACGGCCCGCGAATTGAACGGGCTAGGGGTGAACTTGGTGGTGGTGTTTGATTCGCACTACTTCGGGCCGCTTCATCGTTTCGGCATCGTCCCTGCGTCGGTGCGATTCGTCAGCCGCACCACGAGCGAATCCTTCACTGTCGATACGGTGGATGGTGATATTCACGATCTCCGCACCCCCGAATTCGACGGACGCGGTGTGGTGGTGGCACTTCGCGCGAAGAGCGGCGCGAAACTGCGGGCGCGGGCCGTTGAACTGGGATTTATCAAACGGTTCGCCGCTGGTGCGAAGTGGTTTAAGGACGAGTATGTTCGCGATGGTGTGTGTGTGGTGGAACTGAACTGAACCACCACCGACACCGACAAGCGGCCCGCACTATCCACCGTGGTAGTGCGGGCCGCGCACTGCGCGCAACTACGGGCGAAACACCACCGACCACCGACACCATCGCAGACACCGACCACGCCAGCGGCTCGTCAGTGACGAGCGGCCGACCACCACCGACCACCGACACCATCGC